GCATCATGAAACTCACGTTGTAGTTCCTCATATTGCGCTACAGTAGGTGTACCTGTGTCCTTGTAGTTATGCAGCCATGCTTCCACGGCGTTGAGGAGTAGCCATTCGCGGGATCGTTTCATTTAAGTTTCTCGTAACGGTTAACAGCTTCGCTAGCACGGCTGTACACAGCCAATGTAGCAAGAAGACCAATGCAGCCAATGACTGCTAAAAGGATGGAGGTTTCAGTCATAATCATTCTCGTTAACTAGCGCAAGACGATTGTAAATATCTTGGTTCCAATCGCTTGGAAACATTGAACGGTTTGCCGTCCAATACAAGACATTGATTAACTCATCGTTGTGGTTAACCCACTCATCTTGCTCTTTAGTCATCAACTCGTTGTACGTAGTAGACATCAAAGTTAGGGTGAAGTTGCTATTTAGTAGGATTGAGTTTGAGTCAGGATAAACATAAGCTCAAGACCAGGTGGCTGCAGTACACCGTCCGCATCCATCTCAGCTTCAACATAAACGGCACGTAGTCCCCCACTCTCAATAGTTGTACGTTTGTCCCAAGCATCATTCAGGCGCTGCTCAGCGGATAGAATAAGTTGCACAATGGTGGGTACCTTTAAACCGTCACGTGTAGCCCATTTCCAATCAACTTGTCCCATTACTTTATGGACACGTTCGAAGTTAAACGTATTAAGGCAATACTCAATCGCCTCTCTCTTGTAGTTAGTCATAGTTGTAGCTACGTCCTTGGGTTGTGTGAATGTGAAATGGTTCGCTCTACTTAGGCAGCGTCAATCTCCTCCAGGATGCCAACCATACGCCAACAATACGACTCAACAGTATGCCAAACCATAACCTGGATTAGCCCTTGTACACTAGTGATATCCTTGGAAAGAATAGCCATGAAGTCATCACCAAGCGTGTCGAAACACACGTCCTCGATGTCATCCTCAAAGCGTTGGAAGAACTCATTACACTCTTTGTAATAGATGAACCCAGAGACACCAATGCTGCAACCGTAGTTAGCAACATCAATGATCTCATCTTCGTCGGTGAAACGCTCAGCAAGGGCGTCAGTAAGTTCTTGGGTGTAGAACAGCATGGTTGGTTGTGAATGTGAAATGTACAACGTAGTCTCGTGGTGAGAGCTACAGAAAAGGATCAACGAATGATCCTAAAGTGTAGCTATCTTAAGACGCTAACTCACACAGCGATAGCATAACGCAGCTCAACGGTGCTACGCTTACCATTAACACAATTCTCGTTAACCCAGAAGCCAAGCGACATATTAGGATTAGCAAGCAGGTTAAGGATAGCACGACGGCTAACACCAGTGTACTTATAGCTACGTCCACCATTGAAGGTGACGTTAACAACACCAGTAACAGGGTTAGCAGTCATGAAGTACACAGCATCAGAGGTACGGATGGGAACGATGGAAGTAAACATGTTGAAGTTAAGTAAGTGAATGAGTAGCTTGTGAAGGCTACAGAGAGGCAGTTAGCCTCAGTGTAACATTCAGGAATTGAGATCCTTAGGAATCGTAAGCCAGATCGCCCTATCAGTGCCCATTGTGAACTGATGATCCCAGATAAAGTGAGTGGCGTCTTGATTACTCAAGCCACACTCAGACATCAGATGGGTGATAGCTTCTTTGAAAGTAGTAAACCGGAAAGTGTTAGACATTAGTTAGCTCCAGGCAGTAATGAACTCGTCGATGTCATCGCTAGCTTCATCGATAAGCTCGTCGTCACTCAACGACTGCAGCATAGCGAGGTACTCATCAGGAGTAGGATCGACACTAGGATCGAAGTCATCGTGGCAAAGGAACTTGTATTCGTTGTGGAGAGCAGTAATGAGTTGAGATCGGTTGAACATGTCTGTAGTGTAGCAGGTGGTGAGAGCGCTTGGGTGGGAGAGTGGACAGAGCTTGAACTGGCTGGCTTCGTACTCAGCTTGCATCAGTGCTCCTTCCTCATCTCTCATGCTTACAACATAGCACGTGTTGAGGTGGTTTGCAAGTGGGTGTGTGCCACTTCCTTCACTGGTTTCAAAGCTCATGGAACACCTGCACTTCTGATACAAGAATACCATTCAGTTTAGCGGGTTTGTTTCGCTTAGCCTTTGGTACGCAATCACACCACATTAAACTCTTAATTGGCTTATCACCAAGTACAAATGTTGTGTCCTTTAATTTCATCGTGTCTCTCAACTGGACATACGTAGTATGGCACAGCTCCAAGCCAATTGCAAGCGATGGTAGACAGTAGTTTAACTGGCGCTCAACCGATAACGTTTGCTTATCATTTAGATAAGTTATACTGATGGCTATACAGATGTTTTTATTTTTATTTATTCGTATCAGCATTTGCTAACAATACGTATTCGTATCAACGCACGATACCGATGACGATTACCCGCTCGCACTTCGTGCTCGCTCCCCTCACCACCAGTGATGAGCAGTGATAATCATTATCAACACAGTGGAAAGGAAGCGAGCGAAGCCGAACGAAGTGAGGCGGATGCGAGCGGCATAACACAATACAACGCTGCTGTAGTGCTACGATATAACAGTATTGGCCGCGGCAAATAATGTAATGTTAGGGTACCCCAATGGGGGTATATAACGGTAGCGTTATATGGTACTAGGCTTCACAAATTTATGGTAAAATTTTAAGCCCCCTCTATATGCCTCTCTAAGGCTCGCTACGCTCGCCCGCCCCATCAATGTACCAAGGAGCGGTTAAACGCATCTCAGGGAGGCTCTCAGACGTCTTAGACAACGTTTCCGTGTAAACGGGAGACACCATATCAGGTGGTGGGGGTAAAACTACCTCCTCCACCGCTTTACTTACCTCATTTTCCACCCGCTCATCAATAATCCACGACTCAATGGAGTAAAGGAGACCCAAAAGAAGGTGGTCTACCCAAGGAACACCAGTCTTAAGGGTCTTGTAAGCTGCTTTAAACTCGTTAAGCTTTAATTGTCTTTGTTCCACAGGTCGAGTGGTGTTATTCATCACGAGACCACATCGCCTCCGACACATTAGGTAAGTACTGGTAGAGGAGGTCTTGAACTTGAGAGGCGATGAGGGCGTGTTCTCGCTGGGTACCGTTACTTGTACGAAGGTCACAATAGTGAAGCCACGACCTAATGGTACCATTCATGTAAAGTTTGGTGGGTGCTGCCATTGGAAGTACTTCCCTTGCACACTCCTTTGCTACCCCAGCTTCTACCATCTCTTTGTAGAGACCATAACAGTCGGAGTAAAGACTACCTATGCGGAATTGGAAGTTCTTCTTCACTACTTCATCAAGATCGTCGATAGAGTTTTGTCGGTTCTTAGTATCTTGACGACGGAGTTGGGGGATAGAGGCTTGTTTCTCCACCTTAGCGTACCTTTGGCTAAACTCTTGGAAACTAAAGGAACGGTGTCGAAGGATTTGAGCGGCGATAGAACGTGTAGTGTCGATAGAGACACACATGTTCACCATCTCAAAAGGAGACCAATGGTTATGAGTAATGAGATAACGGATTAGCTTAGCACTCGTCTGAGTGTTTGACTGGTTAGAGGGATTAGACACCCTAGCCATGTAAGCGATAAGGTCTTCAGCTTCGGGGGTAATGTGTACGAGTTGAACGCAGTGAGACGAAGGTTGAGCGGTGTGCATTGGTGGTAAGGTGGTGGTTAATGGTGGTAAGTAACTTACTTCATTCACTTAGTTTAACAGTATTAACACAGGATAACAAAGGGATGGTAATACCATCATGTGTTATCACTTGTTAAAGTACTTTAAAGGAAGTAGAAAGAGAAGTTTAAAGAAAGTACTAAACAGAATGTCCATTCCCGGGGACATTGTCTTTAGTAAAAGGGGGAAGGAGAGCTTGTCTCGAGTTCCCCCTTACCTTTGGCGGTCCACCCTTCCGCCTCCGGCTATACGGCAGTCATGTTCAAGATCGGTTGGTATGACTTGTGTCTTATTTTGTGTCTTACGTAAGATTAAACCCACGTTGGGATACCATTTTTACCCAATCCACGAGCTTGTCTTTTTTGATTTAAAGACATACCTAAGACTATATGATTTGTCTCAGATTGGGGGTCGTCCATAAACGCTTGTAACATGTCGTTCCACTCTTCACGTTTACGGTCTTTTATTACTTCTTGAGCGGAGATAGCGAGAGCATCTGTGAAGTACTTAACACCTTGAGCTAAGCTATCTAGTCTGTCGTCGTGTCTAATGGCTCCCTTTTCCCGACACATCCTAGACATTTGGTAGAAGAGCATGTAAAGGAGTCGCTCTTCCGGTGCAGCGTCTGGATTGGACTTAAAGTCCCACTCGATAACGTTTCTGTCTACAACAAGTCTATGTTGATTTAATACGGGCTCAAGGGTATCAATAATACGGTCTTCTTTACGTACATTAGCACGTACCTCCTCAATGTCTATCAGTTGTTGTGTCTGTTGGAGGTGTTTACGGAATAACTCGGAGACGATACCATCACCAAAGTTCGTTTCAATTACAAGCTTAGTAACATTGTACTTTTTACAACCTTTAAGGATGTCTAGCAATGTTTTGTCGCTGTAACCGTCACGGTAAGCACGTACTTCGTGGAGGTAAAGGAAACCATTCCTCTGTGAGATAAAGGTAGCAGCCGTTTCGTCTGAGCCTCTACCAGATGGGTCTACGGAACAAATAGTTTCTTGGTAGTCGTCCCATTGACCTTGGATTTGCATCGGGGAGTAGAAGTAATCCCCAGGTAGACCAACGGTTGGAAGATCTTTGATGACGTTTTGAGGGTCGGAACACCAAACGATACTTTCAGGTGCTTTAGTTGGGTTAACGCTAGTAACGATAAGGTCAGAGCACTTAAGGGGGAACTTCTCAGCATCACTAAGGGAGGTATCAAGCATGAACTGCAACATAAAGTTGCTACGTCCCATTGACGCTTCACGTTCTACTAGATCGTCGTTATCAAAACGATCAGGGTCGGTTACACCCCAAGGCTTCGCTCCACCGTCAATATCTTCAACAAGTTGAGGAGCTAGAAGACCTTCGTATTGGGTAACCTTACGTGGGTAACGTGCTGGCCAAACAAATGGTTTGTAGTTACGTTCTGCTAACTTACGGTAAATGGTAAAGGTAGTCTGAGGAGTACCAAGGTACATAATCCTACTATCATTTTTTGGAGTAAGGATTGACTCAGCCTCCGTACAAAGCTGTAGAAGCTTCTCCCTCATGAACTCTGTCATGGAGTTACCCGGAACCTCAATATCGTCTAGGATCATAAGGTCCGCACGACTACCAGTTAGTTGTCCGGTGATACCAACACTTTTAACGGATGGTGCTTGGTGAGGAGGACACTTAATATCAAAGCTAATACGAGACCACCTGGCTGAGTCATCTTGGGGTTGCATATGTTTCAACCAAGGTGTCTCGATGATTAGCTTCTGTAGGAAGATAGACATGTTATCAGCCCGCTCCTTAGAGGCGGAGATAATCATGATCTTCTTTTCGTTATCTTTAAAGAGCGTCCAAAGGACGAACGCTCCAGTAATCCAACTTTTACCCACCCCTCGAAACGCTTGAATCTGTAGACGCTTAGGACCGTATTGGAGGTAATCAGCAATAGCGTATTGTGCTCGGGTTGGGTGAGGTAGATCTAGTTGAGCCCAAAGAGCTTGTAAGAAGAGCTTAAAATCGTCTCTAAGGAGGTCTAAAGTACTCATAGGTATATTCTAGCGTAAAGGTGGGTGAAGGGGTGTTGTAGGGGCTTCTAGCGGGTGCTGCGGATTTCTTGAAGAAGTTTATCTAATTTGTTGTACGATTGAATATCTTCAGCCGTTGGTACAACAAGGTTATCTAATGTATCGCGCCAAAGCACAAGTAAGTCGTCAACATCTTTGGCTTCATTAACGACTCCAGCCCAAGCTTCTGCTTGATTACGTTTGAATCCATCCCCAGCTTCTTTCATAAGAGTGTGATATTCATTATGTGGTGTTTCACCTAAAATGTACATACCACTTTTATAGTCCCCTGGTTTACGTCCTTTAGCAATAGCCACACGATTCATTAAAACAAGATCATCCAATTGAGCCTTTCCTGCTTTAATAAATTCATCCATTTTAGCAAAGAAAGCACCACTAACAACTTTAGGGAATAGGTGGTGTTCTTCTAAAGTCTCAGTTACATTCTCAGTTAAAGTTACCGCCTGCCGATCCCGTCGTGCCGCCGCTGTACCATAATAAAGCGGATCTTCCGCAGTAGGAACAGAAACATTAGACCTAGCAGAATATAGTTTTGGACGTTCTTTCTTTAAGTTAGCTCTTAAACGTTTAATAGTGTACGCATCAGCACCTGTATCCAAAGCGTCTATTAATCCAGTTTCTAAAGAATCAATTTTAGCTAAATGTTGCTCAACTTTAAGTGAACGTTTAGTTAGTTGTTTAGCTTGTTCTGGTGAAATAATATCTTCTCCAGTTTTAACTCCAGCAAGCCTAAGGCTTTCGGGATCTCTTGCTGTAACAGCTTTCATTACCAACCCACCTTTTTCAAAAGTAGGTTGAATACTAGGTGTTGGCATAGGCGTACCACCAGCCATAGCTGGAGCCATACCAGGCGGCATCATCATGTCAACAGGTGGAGTAGTTGGCTTTGGTTTAGGTAAGCCTTTAGGGATAACACGTTTTGCCGTACTACTCACTGCAGGACCACCAGCTGCTAAACCAAGACCAAAGCCTACAGCACCCCCTAATACTTCATTACCAGTTGATTTAGACACCATTTCACCCATTGCTGCAGCTCCTTTTTCGGCAACACCAATAGGGGTTTTAGCTACACCACGTTCAACTGTACCAGCTAAAACATCAAGGGCTCTGCCAATGGGTTCTGGGGTAATTGCCCGTACAGTCTCTGTCACATCTTCATAGAATTCAGATACTGTACGAACAGCTCCGCCAAGAACGTTCATAATTGTTCTGTACGGCATTACTTAATATGCGATAAAATTAGTTGTTCCCGTGGCGTAATACCAAACGTTTGTCTCATCCACGTAAGCCAGTTACTTGTACCTTTGTTCTGATTACATTTCCTGCAAGACGGAACCAAATTCTTTGTTGTAGTTTGTCCTCCATTAAAGCGAGGTATAACGTGATCAAGAGTAAGTTCATTAGCATCATAAGTTTCTCCACAATAGACACATTGACAATTGAAGTGTTCCTTAATGGCTCTACGCCACATCCGCTTTGCTTCAGGACTTGTCATGGTTATGAGGTTTTGCAGGTAGTGATCAGGACTTGGTAGAAGGGGCGTCATGCTTTTCTAGCTTTACCGACACGGGCACGATTTTTAGAGGCTTTTTCAAGAGTAGTGGAGCCATCTTTTTTATGGGAGACATCTTTACCATCACCATTACCGTAGGTTCCCCGTTTACGGTTCTCCTTATTAAGGGCAGCACGCTTACGAATCTGTAGCTCACTACTATCATATGCTTTTTGATATGATTTGTAGTTACCGTTAGCGTACTTTGGACCGCTGTATTTAGACTTTCGAGCCATAAAGCCTCCGTTGGACAAGTGATGGATCAACTTTAGGCATGATAGAAGCTAGTTTATCTAGCGGGTTACCGTCGTTAGCTACACCGCTAATGTCATTCTTAGCTAGCCAATCACACGCCGCCTTTAACTCTTGTGCAGTGGCTTCACCACTTTTAATTCGATTAAGGAATTCAGTAGTAACGAGGTTATGTAACTCGTTAAACATCTCTTCCGTAGCTTTGTTTTTAGCCATTTCGCATTACAATCCTGTCTAGTTTTTCTTCAATGCGAATCATGTGATCCTCCATTTTTTGAAGAGCAGTAGCTAATTCGTGCTTTTGTACGTAGTTTTCCGCTACACGAAGCTCAACTTTATCTACTCGGCTATCTACGTCGTTAATTTTGGCGTAAAGGCGGTTGTGTACGGAGACAATAGCGGTAAATAAAGCTATACCTGCTGCTACACTAGCTTCAATCATACTGCTCCATCAATCGAATCAACTTCTGTGCATACACGGGATCCGTGGCATAACCTTCCTTCTTCAGGAGGTATGCACAATCTTCACGAGAGGTGGCTCGATTGACGCCTTTATAGCCTTTGTAATCCTTATACCATTGGGTAACAAGGTGTTCAACGCAGTCGTAAGGGGTATCAAAGTCTTTAAAAGTAGCTTTGATGGTCACAGGACCGTTACCGTAGTCCTCCCAAGTGGTTTTAACCGTACCTGGGCTACCTTTAATGCCAAAGAAGTTGTTTTTACCGCTAACAGTGGTACCAAACGCACTTTCTAGTGCCCATTGTGCAGCTACTACTTCCGGAAACTTGGCTCCAGCCGCTTTAGCAGCCGCTTCAATACCTTCCCAGGTGTTTGTAAAGTATGTAGGGGGTTCTGAGACGGGTAGACGCCATAGTTGTACCCACTCCGCCTCATCCGACAAGCCATAGCCCCCAAGCAAATGCTCAAGAGCGTTAATGGCTTGCTTTTGATGAGGTAACCCCTTGTAGTTTTTGATAACGTCAAGGAGTTTGATGCTCATTTCAGGGTATCCTTAATGCGTTGGATCTTGTCGTCTTCAGTTCGGTGAGGTTTAAGCGCCTCTACAACACGAAGAAAGACTTGTACGACACTATTATCTTTGAGTTTAGAAGCACCAATAACTTCCGAACCGATAAAAAGAGCCAAAAAGATAAGTGTCTCATAAGAGACTTTAATGCCAAGAATGGTAAGCATGATTTCTAAAAGAATACACGGACAGGGTTTTCAGGAGTAACTGCATACGGCAGCCACTCATCAGGCACTTCACCGCGATAGTTCACATGCCACCCAGGCAGCAGCTCAGGCGGGGTGATGACGTTGCCTTCTTCGTCCCACTCGCCACCACGGGAGATGGGACCGATCACATCGAGAGCGTGGGTGTGACTGGCGGTGATGTAGCCGCCGTCTTCGTTGACCAGACCAGCAGCATCCAGGGCAGCGATGCCGGTCGCTTCATCCGGGAAGCGAAAGAATGTCGGGGGTGGGGGTGTGAGGAGTTCTTCTTCCATGGTTACTGCGTGATGGTTTGGAGGGTTTCGTTGGGCAATCTTGCGGGCCAGTAGGTAAGGCGCCTGAGATGACCGTTCAAGGGAACGGAAGAGGTATAGGGAGAGCCGCCTAAACCCAATGTTGTCAAACCTGTAGGCACGTTACCCGCAAGATCACCAGCAGGAACAGCGCCATTACTTGTAGCTGCGAAATC